GTTTCTCAGAGGGCATTCTCATGTCTCTCTTTATGAATAATCGCCTGATAGTATCAAAGCAGTATCACAGAGTCTTTTGGTTCTCAAAATATTGCATTGCATCAATACTTTTCAGGGTTTGCAGATTACTCGAGCTCGATTGAAGCAGGGCATTTCCTGCTCTTTTTGGTGTTTTTGAGGTGCGGTTTCACGTTGTTATTTCCTTGTATTCTTCCTGTTCTCCCTCTTTAGCGGGTGCCGTAATGCCATGTGAATGCCACAGCCCAAAAAAAGAGGCCCCAGCGTCGAGGCCCTGCGCTCAGCGTAAGGTTTCGGACGTCGGGGCCTCTTTGTCCAAGAGAGCGTTTCCTGCATTTCATTTTACCGCAGCGGGAAGCGGCTGTCAAGCGGGAAGCGATTTACATTGCAATGCTCCATTTTGTGCGGTATACTGAGGCAAGGGCAAAAAGCCCATCAAGAACAGGAGGTTCAATCATGAAAAAATTTCTTTCCACGCTTGCTGTGCTTTTGACAGTCTGCTTGCTGCTGTGCTCGTGCGGCAAAAAGACGAAATGCAGCGGTCAAGCCGTTTCCGTTGGCAAGAGCGCGATCGAAGCCGCGGACGACTACCTGGACAACAACCAGTCGGCACACGACGCTCTGGACAGGCTGGACGAGCTCAAAGAGAAGATGGAGTATGTGGACTCTGAGGACGTATCAAAGCCCACCCACAGTGCAGACTACTCCGTTTCCTCCGATCTGGTTCTGCTGTCCCACGAGATCACGTTTGACAGCATCGACCACGATCGGTACGACAAAATTTTGGAGAAGCGGAACGACATAGCAAAAACCATCGGCGAGAAAAAGCGCAAATGAGATCAGACCGGCAGGCTTTCAACGGCCCGCCGGTTTTTGCTTTCAGCACTCAAATTCAAAGTCCACAGTTGAAAACTATGTGCAAAATGTGGAAAGCAAAATAAGGCCCGTCCCGGAGTTTTTTCTCCAGAGACGGGCCTTTTTTATTTCGCGCCAATCGCGCGGCGCGCGTTTAATACACTGAAATCGCACGATTTACGCTGATTTTGTGCTGACTTTTTGCAAAAAATGCGTTTAATGTTGGATGCTCCAGGCGTTTATGTCGGGAGCATGATGTTTGCGCGGCATCACGAAAACGTGTTTGTATGGTGTGCATTTTGTTGACCTCAACAAAATGGTGACGTTTTGTCACCGTTTCGCCGTCAAAGCGGGCTTCATTCACGGAAACGACCCATTTTAACGAAGGTTGCGGATATGTAGTGTTTTTCTTAGGGTTGCTCCTTCATGTTTTCGTGGCGTCACGCAGATATTACTTGCTGACGCCCTTGTTGCGGCTGATCTGGGCCTGGATGCGGGTCGTCAGGTAGCCCACGGTATCTCCGCCGCTGATTTCCTTGATGTAGTCCAGAGCATCTTTGCTCAGGCTCTTAATTGCTACCGAGATCGCACGGCTCAACGCCTGGGCCTGCTCCTCCTCTTTGAACGTGCCGGCCTTTTTCAGATCGTCAACGTAGGACTGGTTCATGGCCGCCACGGCGTCAGCCACCGCGTTTGCGATCTCCTGGACGAGGCGACGGGTCACTTCGCTTTTGGCGTTCTCCTCAGCAGATGCGCTGATCGAGGCCGCGGCCTTCTTCACGCAGGCAGTTGCAAGGGGCAGACAGACCATCAGGACGGCCCAAAAACTTTCACGCAGAATGTTGTTCATAATCGTTCTCCTCTCAAATCACAGTTTTGCCAGGTACTTATCCGCACCCGACAGTTTTTTCCAAGAAGCGGGGCCGCAGATGCCATCTGCAACAAGCCCGTTCTGCTTCTGGGCAGACAAAAGGGCCTGCGTGGTTGCAGGCCCGAAGTTTCCATCCTCTTTGATTTTGAGCAGCTTTTGCAGCAGAATGATCGCCGATCTGTTCGCTGCACCGACGCTCCCCTGCCGGATGGTGGGCAGGATGAAGCTATTGTACGTCGTCGAGGGATAGACGCCCGGAGATGTGCAGAGCCAGGTTGCCTTGCCTGCGCGGGTGTCCGCGTGGCACATAGCAGCCTCGGAATGCCAGTAGATGCCGATGCCGCCGAAGCCCACCGCCTGCGCGATGATGCCCAGCGCGACCGGATTCACGACC